CAGCGCATTTGAACGCGCCCGTGCAGCCTTGGCTGAAACCCAGTAGCCCGATGAACTCCGATGTCTGACATCCGCGACCGCATCAATCAGCTGATCACAGACTCTGGCGCATACCAGCAGGGCAGGCAGGATGAACGCGAGCGCCTGCAGCATCTGATCGATATCAGAATCAGCGAGCTGCGCACCGTGCCACGCACCGAGCTGCTGTGCGCCGAACTGCTACACGTCCGCCATCTCTTGGAACCATGAATCACCGCGTCCGATTGGATCAGCAACGCGCCGACATGATGGAAGCGCTCTACCAGCGCAGCGGCCGCGATGACCTGCCCTATGGCCATCCGTTGCGCAGCACCTACACCGGGCTGTGGGATGAGTTCGCCCGTGATCTGGCCGCCAATTTCCGCGACACGTACTACCCCGATCTGCTGGCTCGCGTGGTGCTTGCCATGGATGCCACCGAATCGGTGATGACGCAGAAGAACGCGCAGCAGGCCATGGAGGTGTGCCGCCAGCAGCTACTGGGAGACAAGTGGAAATGAACCGCAACCGGCATAGTTTCAAGCCTGGCCACATTCCAGGGACTGCGGTGCTGACGCCACAGAACGCCATCGAGATCCGTCAGCTGCACGCCAAGGGCGAGACCATGCTGAACATCTCGATCACCTATGGCATCAGCGTTGCGCACGTCAGCGACATTGTGAACCGCAAGCGATGGAAGAACGCAGAGCAGCAGGTGGCAGCATGAGCGACCCGATCAACCCTGCCCACTACCGCCGCGGCCCGGTGGAGGCCATCGATGTGATTGAGGCTGCCATCAGCGATGCGCCGCATATGGTGCCTGCTTACCTGCAGGGCCAGGCGTTGAAGTATCTGATGCGGCTTTGGTGCAAAGGCAACGCGCTAGAGGATGCCCGCAAGTGCCGGTGGTATATCGAGCGTCTTATCGCCAAACTGGAAGGATGATGCGCCAACTGCCAGGCTTGAATCTGATCGAGCGCATCGCGCTGCGCATCCTCACGCGCAGCCGCAATACCGGGCTCGTGGTGGTGAAGCCCTATGGCTATCCCTGTGTGTTCGTCGCATCAGATGGCACTGATCCGGTGGCCGCCTATGTGACCGATGGCCCGGACGAGCCGGCCAGCATGTTGCTCGAGCGGATCTACCACCAGCCAGCAGCAGGCGAGCTCGAATGATCAGCCTGCACGGTGGCCGATTGTTGCTGCTGTGCAGTCGATCTGATCGCACCTGGCACGCTCGCGTGGTGCTTGGCCCCAAGCCAGAGCATCAGCTCGAGATGGATACGGGCACCATTCAACTGCAGGCAGCATTGCTGAAAGCGCAGCACATTTATCAAGCTGCACGCCGCAAGCTACGCCCGGCAGGTGAACCGCCGATGTGCTGGGATTGCCAGCAATGGGACATGAGACGGCAGCGCTGCGCGTTTGAGTTGCCAGAATCAAAGAGAAGCGGCGGCCGTTATGCGGCCAGGTGTGAGCTGTATGTTCGGCCCGGAAGTCATCAGCCGGAGTGATCGCGACGGCGGCTACATCGAAACACTGATGCCGGTACACGGTGAGGTGTACTACCGCAGCTGTGTTGGTGGCACCTGCCGCTATAGCTCCGATCTATGGCAGGCCGAGCTGTATCTCGATCATCTGCTGGCCCGCTGATGCTGCGCGACGTGCTGATCCTGATCGTCGAATACTGGGCGACGTGCTTCATCGCCCTATGGGTGTGCAGCAGGATTCTGCCGTGATTGGGTTGGCCGGTGGTGGGTCCTCACGCGGTGTCCACCTGTTGCCCGCAGCCGGCCGCTACGGGACCGCCTAGATCCTCGAAAAAGGTCTAGAGGGAAAGCTTAACCCTCTCCTGCTATCCATCGCGCCACGGCCCATTCGCCCAGCGCAGACCAGAACGGCTGAGCGCGATACCAGTCAACCCATGGCTTGTGCCCCTTGGAGCTATTGCACGCCCAGCAGCAGGCAACCATGTTGCTGCGCACTGTGAGCCCGCCGTGCGCTTTTGGGATGATGTGATCGAGCGTTGGCGACCGGCCCAGCTGATCGCCGCAGTAGGCACAGCGGTAGTTCCAGGCCAGGAGGATCTGATCGCGAGCTGATCGCCGTGTGACCAGTCGCGTCTCATCAATGTGGTGACGTTCCAAGGTCCGGCGGCAGGGGAACGCAGTTCACTTCGATGTCGATGATGTCGTCATCGGAGGGGATGAACTCGGCCAGGTGGCTGTAAATGTCAGCTGGCAGGTCGTCGGGTTCGGAATCGGATCGGATGATCAGCTTGGCGGAGATCTCTAGGTAGAACGCCCGCATGGGCTGACCGCCGCTTGGCATACGGTAGCGGTCGCCACTGAGTCTCATGGGATTACAGAATTGCTCTGGGATTGCGCGGCATGTTTCGCGCTACCGTCCCGCAATGCAATACATCCTCCGCATCGGCCCGTGGCACATCGGGCCATTCAGCACGCACACAGCCGCCAGCCACTTTGCGGAATCACACGGCTGCGACGACTACACGATGATCCCCATGGATGATCCAGCTGAGGCGCCCGGCAAGATCTATCGCCTGCGGATGGGCGATCTGGCGCATCCCATGAAAAAGGCGCCGGTTGCTTAAGCCGGCGCCCTGCCCTCAGCTCTCCGATTGAACGCTAGCCCTTGGATGCAGTCACGCCAAGGTCTGCGTTATATCTTCCAGATTCCGCGTAACTGCGCTCAACGCTCCCGCTCACGAGGATGAATTTCATCTGGCCAAACTTCATGCCGGGCCAGATGCCGAGCGGATGCAGGCGGCGTTGATTGCAGATTTCCATCGTGAGCCTGCTGCCATACCACCCTGGATCGCACCAGCCGGCCTCAGCGTGATCCCAGCCCTCGCGTGCGCGACTTGACTTCAGCACGAACTGAGCGCCGACGTGATTCGGCAGGTTGAAAATCTCGCGCGTCTCCGCCAGGAAGAACTCACCCGGTTGGATCAGATACGGATCCTCTGCCGTGTGGCCGAGGATATCCACCACCTGTAGCTCAGGTGTTTCGGGCACCTCGATCATGATCCGGCTGCCGAGCGTCACGTCGTAGCTGGCGGGGTTCAGCAGATCTTCGTCAAACGGCATCACCATGGCGTGCTGTTTGCACAGCCGACGGATCTCGTGGTCAGGAACGAGCACAGGCCCTCAATAATCCCAGCGCACCTTAGGTCGGCCTTGACGGATGCCCAGATGCACGAATCCTTTATATGCGCCATAGCCCAGCGAGTGCGGCCAGTGCTTGTCGCACCAGTTCTGCACCACGTAGGTATCCTCGCCATCGATGTAGAAATCAACCGCACCGCATCCGGGTTTGTAGAGGTGCTCGCTGTTGCTGGCACCACCGGCCTGCGCGTTGATCGCCTCAGGCCGATAGCCGGATGTGATCACGATGGGTTTGCCGCCGAACTGCACGCGCACCCGCTCCAAGAATGCCGCCAGCTCTGCAGCAATATCGAGCTGCCCCTGATTCTGGAATCTGCGGGCCTCCTGATCCAGCGCAAATTCCCCCAACCTGATGTGCGGCGTGATGCGTGCCGTGAATGGGCTGCCGGGGCGCAGCTTGGCGGTTTCAGGTTCGGCCGCGGCCTGATGCTGCCCCCATAGCTTGCCCTCAGCGCGACGGCGGCGCAGCAGGCCAGCCTCAACGTTGGTGCCAGGGTTGCGGTAGAGCTCCAATGCTGCAGGCACCGCGGCCCAGTTGCGCTCACGCAGGCACTTGCTGATGGTCTCGAAACCAGCGGAACCGTAGAAGCCAGCGCCGAGGTTGTAGGCGAAGCTCACCAGCGCAGAACGCTGATCGTCATCCATCACATTCCAATGCGGCACGGTGGTGCGCAGCTTGTCTGTGATGCGGTCGATCTCAAGGCGCAGCAGCATGTCGGCCTCGATCACGTTGATCATGTCGCCGCGTTTCACGGGCGTGCCATTGCTGTAGCGCGTGGTGCCATAGCCGATGGTCCACGGATCACCACCGCTGAGCGGATCGGGGTAAGCGCTGAGGTGACAGCCCTCGAACTCCTTAATCAGTTTGATGGCGCCGGCCAGATCGGTTTGCTTCCCGTCTTGGCTCCAGGTTTGAAACCACTCGCGATCCCTGCGCATCGCGGCGGCGTAGCCGTTGGCGGAGAGATCGGTTTCGAGCTGCTGAATCGCGGCGCTCTGATGCGGCTGGCCCTTGTAATACTTGAAGAGCTGCTGCAGGGTGATTGGCGCGTCGTTGCTCATCGCTTAACGCGGGGCGAGACAACACCGGCCAGAATCTCAATCACGCGGTACGCCCGCACGGCCACACGGGCGGCATTGCTCAGGGCTGCGTTGTCCTTGGGAGTTGGCGTCAGATTGACGATCACCAGCGCTAGGCCGTGGATCGCCACCGCCAGCGCGACATAATCAGCGATCCGGTCCATCAGTCCGCAGCGTTTCCCTCAGGCTAGCGCTGGTGTTGAGTTGGAGCCCCGATGTGAATGCGGGGCTCCATGGCACCGATCACGTGAGGCATTAGCAGGCTAATGATTACGGCTGCACCCATGCCCCAAGCCAGGCGGTGCTCCACCTGCCGTAACCGGCTGAAGACGTTGTTGATGTCGTCGCGGCGTTCACCGATGCTGATCAACAATGCCTCGACCTTGCCCTCTAGGGATCCGAGCTTGTGGTAAATGTCCCCATGCGATACATCATCTGGCGCGGGCATCGGATGCGGTCATCTCATCAGTCCAGCTTACCGACCCTGCCCGCGTAAGGGTTTCTTACCGCGACGCCGAGGACGGCTGCGCTGGCCGTAGCCCTGCCGTGTGGTCTTAGGCGGGCCGGGCTGATGATCGATCCGCGCGGTGCCGGTTTTGGCTTTTACTGCCATCAGTTAGTACCAGGGACAGGCGGCCACTGCACATTCCAAGGGAAGCCATCCTGTTGCGGCACCATGCGCAGGGTTTCGCGGTACAACTGCCACGCACCTCTGCCGTCAGGATCGAGCGGCGAATCAATCAGCTGCGTCCAGTCGCAATCAGCAAGACGTTTGTTGCGGTCAGCGCGAACCGCCTTGCCCTGCTCTGCATCCTTGGCGAAGCAATAGGCTTCGTACTGCTCAGATGCGGTATGCACCACGCCGTCGGGGTCGGTGTAATCCTGGAAGACGGGGCCGGCGATGTAATGCGTAAACCACTGCCCGTTGATCTCAACCACGCCATCGCGTTGGCTGTATTGATAGGGCGGCACAACAGTGGCTTGCGGACCCTCTAGCACCGGGTCATAGCCGAAGCTGTCGATAATCTCTGCCGTCAGTTGCGGAGGGAAGCTGGTGTTGGGGTTCTCAGAGCGGAACTGAGAATCGGTGATGACGGCGCCAGTGGCGCGGTTGCGGAGTTCCATGATCAGGCGATGGCTAAGAAGATGAACGAACCGCCGTTGGCATTGATGGCGGCAGGAGCGGTAGAGCTGATCTCAAAACCAGAGTTCAGCGGGTCGATGTAATCAGTGCTGGTGACTTCTGCAGCGGTGGAGTTGAGCAGCAGGTAGGGGTCGTTACCACTGACGATGCCGCGAGCAGTGTCCCAGACGTACCAGTCACCTGTGCTATCGGTGCGCTTGATCAGGACGAACCGTGCGCCGGCTGTGAAGCCACAGTTGATCTGTTGTGTGGTGCCGGTGCCGGTGTAGCTGCCGACTTTGCTGACGCCGGGGCAGGTGGCGAAGAGGTAGGCGATGTAGGTGGTTGAGGACACGCCTATAGAGGAAGTTACGCCAAAAGTAGTAGATGTTGGCTGAGCGCTAAACCAGTTGCTTCCGTATGAAACACCTGTTGTCCAGCTAGTATCATTATTCAAATCACCAGTTGCGTAAGTAGTTGAAGCAAAGCTAGTCCCAACTCGCCATTGAGATGTTGCACTTCTTGCTTTGACAATAATAAGCTCAGGCGCAACGTTTAAGTTGTGATTTAGAGTTTGGGAAGCACCCGTCCCCGTATACGCCACCACGTCGAAGAAGCCGGGGGCGCGGCGGAAAAGATACGCAACATGGTTATCTCCTGTATTCCAGGGGGTAATATTTTGAGTCCCGGTAGTCATACCCCACAGAGCTGAGCCGCCACTTTCTGCGTTTGTTGAGTTTGTGAAAAGGCGAGTGCTCCCAAGTAGCCGCGTTTCTGCTGTGGGGTCACCTGTTAGTTCATTACGTTTATCAACTATAAAATCAACATAAGGTGGTCCCGCAAGAGAAAAGGCAGTGCTAGACGTTATGTTTTTTTTCGCCTCGAACACCGTCGTCGCATCCGTCGGCGTCTTCATCGGCCCACGGCGGATGGCGATGTAGATGCACGGATAGCTACCGCCAAAGGTAGTCTGCGTAAACCCAGTGGCTTCAAAGCTTATACCAGATCCACCCGACTCAGCGCCAGCCGTGTTTGGTCTCAAAGCTTGACCACTTGAAGCACCAGCAGGTTGCCCCATCCCCCGCATATTGTCATAGATTTCCCAGTTGTATGTTTGGCTGTACGGTTTAATCAGTATCCATTGGGGTTCCCAGCCAAGATCAACGAATCCGGTGCCGCTAAAACTCCCACACTTAATCACACTTTCCGTGCCACCCGCACCAAACCCGCCAGCGTCGTGCGCGAATAGGTAGGCGACGTAGGTGCTGCCGGAGGCGTTGACATCAACATGAGTGCCAAGACTGAAGACGGTGCTGGTTGGGGCGGTATCGTTCCACGCCGATCCCCGACCTGTTTGCGCTGCTGTTGTATTTAACAGCATCACATAGTTCTGTGGGCCTGATCCTGCGTTTACGCCTCTGTGGTAAACGGACCAGTCGCTGGTTGCATTAAGGCGCTTAACAATGATGCACCCCGGCACGCTGCCGAGGTTGTGCGAGATCGTGCGGGCCGTGCCGTTGCCCGTATAAGTCACCACATCAAAGAACTTCGCCGCCTTGCGGAAGGTCCAGGAGGTGTAGGTAGCTGCGCTTTCGTTGTAAATTGGATAGCTGCCAATGCTAAAACCCGTCGAGCCGAAAGCTGTAACTCCTCCTGTTGTTTGATTAAATTGCTGACTGCTTAGGTTCGAAGCAAGAGAATTAGTAACTCCTCTTGCGGAGTCGTGAAGAGCGTGTTGTACGTCTCCAAAGCTCGTGCTGCTCCTAGCTTTAACCCAAACCAACCCACCTTCACCGCTCAGATCAACCCCATTCGTGATCGTCTGCGTGCTGCCGTTGCCGGTGTACAGCCAGGTGCTGAAGACATCTTCCACGTAAACCTTTGCCGCCGAAGCCGATGCGCTTGCCAGTGCTTTAGCCAGCATCATGCATCACCCACGCGAGCGCCGTACACCTGCGTGCCGACTTTCCACAGCACAATAACCGTGTAGCCCGTTGTATTCAGCGTCGGTGCATTGCCGCCGCCGGTCTTCCACACCACGCCAGAACCGCCGAATGTGGCGTCGCTCCAGGTGAGTGTGTAGGCACTGCCGTCATCCACCATCAGCGTGACCGCTTCACCCGCTGCAAAGTTGGTTGCCTTCGGTGTACGGGCTGCACCAAGCGTGATCAGCTGCACGCTGCCGTTGCCAGGATCGATCTCAAACGCTGCCCCATCGGTGATGGTGAACACGTCCTCAAGGATCGTGCCGATGATCGCCGGATCGGTGATGGTCTTGTTGGTGAGGGTTTGGGTGCCGGTCAGCGTTACATCCCCCGTGGCTGCTGCCGCCCAACTCAAGGTGCCAGAGCCATTGGTGCTCAGCACATTGCCGTTGCTACCAGTGCTGGTGGGGAGCGTCAGCGTGTGAACGCTGGACTCGATCTGATCAACCTTGACTTTTCCGAAGGCCATTAGATGATCGCCCAGACGGCGCCAGCGGGGACAGTAACAGAGAAGCCAGCAGCCACCTCGACAGGCCCTGCGGATAACCCATTGTAACCAGTGCTCAGTGTGTAGTTCGCGCTGATCGTTTGCTGGTTTTCAAGAATTGGTCCTGATACCGATGGACTTATCCAGCCAAGTTCACCAGAGCCGTCAGTTTTGAGAACCTGCCCGGCGCTGCCATCGGCTGCCGGCAGTGTCCAAGTGACATTGCTGGCAATGCTTGCCGCACCTTGGAAGGCGACCCAGTTGCTGCCGTTGCCGGTCGCCTCGCCAAATCGCAAATCTGATTGGTTTGCCAGCAGTAGGTCACCTGTCATGGTGCCGCCAGCCTTGGGCAGTGCTGCGGCAGCAACAGTGCCCGCCAAATCGGCCAGGTCATAGGCAGACTTCACCGCGTTGGGCGTCGCCGCCTTTGTGGTGCTGGTGCTGCTGGTGGAATCCTCAAGCTGCACCGCACCTTTCTGGCTGGTGGTGCCGTCTTGAATGCTGATCGCTGGTGTGGTGCCGCCAGTGCTTGCTAGTGGGCTGGTGGCTGTAACGCTGGTGACGGCGGTGCTGGCAATGCTGATGCTGCCGTTGCCATTGGTGACGGTGATTGCTGTGCCAGCGGTCAGCGTTGCCTTAGCCAGCGTGCCATCGGTCTTGCCGATCAGAAGCTGACCATCGGTATAGGTGGTCTGGCCGGTGCCGCCGTAGCCAGTTGCAACTGTGGTGCCCTGCCATATGCCGGTGGCGATGGTGCCAACGCTGGTAAGGCTGCTGCTCACCACTGCGCTGCCGAGGCTGGTGGCATCGAGCACCTTGGTGCCAGCGATCCGGTATTCCTTGGCGCTGGCGATGTTGAGGTGCTCGCTGAATGTCCACGCATCGGTGGCGTCGATCCAGCTGATCGTCTTATCGGTGGTGCCCTTCAGCGTGATGCCGCCACCATCAGCCGTCACATCGCTTGGTGTCGTGACCTTGCCGATAACAATGTTCTTATCTTCAACGTCTAGCGTCTGGGTGTTGATAATCGTCTCGGTGCCGTTGACCGTCAGATCACCTTGAATGATGACGTTGTTGTCAAAGGTCGCAGCACCCGTCACATCTAACGTGCCAGGCACGTCGATATTGCTGGCCCACTCAACGCCAGTACCAGCGGCATCGGTTTGCAGCAGTTGCCGGGCCGTGCCATCAGCCAGCTTGCTTACGGCAATTTCAGCATTGCTAGCAATCGATGCATCCGTGATGGGGAATGCTGGGATCAGACTCCAAGGCGTGTAGCTGAGCGCAGTCCAAGCCGTGGACCCTGTGCCAATCTTCCACTTGCCGGTGTCGCTTTCGTAGGCAAGCTCACCAGCCAGAAGGGTTGGATTGTTGAATGTCCAGTTGGCTGCCGTATCGCGGCGCTGCTGCTGGAACGCAAGAATCGTAGTAGTCATGCCGATGCGCCGCCGTTAACAATCAGGATACGAGCAGGCGTGGCGGCAGCGCCACCAGCATTCAAAATATACTCTCGCGCAGGGGCACTGGCCGAATCTGCGGCATTGAAGATCACGTCTCCTAAGTCGATGGCATAGGTGGTGAGCTCAACCTCAACACTCCACAGGTCGCACGATCCATCTGTGATGACTGGGGGCGATGCATAGCGCCATGCGTAGTCGGCAACAATGGGAACAGGCGGCGAGTCATATCCATTCCAGACTTCCCCCGATAGAAAGAAGATGCCATAGGTGCCATCCTGCGCAATGTAATGCGCCTTGATCAGGTCTAGATCAGCCTCGCTGATATTGTTAAACGCCAGCTGTAGCGTCTGCTCTACACGGCGGTTGCCTTGCCGGTAAGCAACAGTGCCGCCGGACAGTGCAACCTGCTGCACCTGTGGCACATTGCCTGGCACATAGGTGCGGGCCGATGGGATAAGAGCAGGGAACGCCATGGCTAGATCGGCACCGTTTCTAGTTCAAGTGTGAGGCTGTAACGCCGGGGCGATGCGATGCTTACATCAAAAGCACCGGTATAGCGCCACTTGTAACTGGCTGAGCTGACTGGAGGCGTGGTGTAGCCATCCCATACGGCATTGGATAGATCAAATGGGATCAGGCTGCCCTCCTGTCCCGCATAGTGATCCAAGATCTGTTGCGCTTCGGATTCGGTCAGATATTCGTAGCCAAGGCTCAAGCGTTGCGCGATATAGGCAGAACCTTGCTTGAAGCGCACCTCACCGCCGCTGGTGCCTTTGTACACCTGCTGCGGTATGTCGCCCAGGCTGAGCGATCTTGTGCGCGGCGCCAGCGAGGGGAAGGTTGCCATCAGACGACCGTGAATGTGCCATTGAGCACTTCATTGCTAATCGTAGGCACGGTGCTGCCGTTGACCGGGAACTGGGCCGCTTCGATAGTTGTGGTGCCAGAGCTGCTGTGATCGATGGCCGTAATCTGGTAATACTCCGTCTCCGTACGGTTGTCGCCAGCGCTGCTGATGCGTTGCTTCTGCACGCGGATGATATTGGTGGGAATCAAGCCTGTGGTATCAAGCGCGGTCTCGAACTCAATCGAATGCACTGAGTAACGCCGCCGCGCCAGAAAGTGCTTTGCGTAGATGATCGCATGGTTGCGGTTTGAGCAGAAATCCGACATATCGAACTGCTCAATTGGGGCGTCAAGGCTCACGCCGCTGTAACGCACCTGCACGGTCTGCTGCGTGCCGATGGCGTCCGGGTCATTCTTGCGGAACAAGACAGCGACATTCACATCAGACTTCTCTGCTGCGCTCACATAAGTCTTGCTGTAACTGCCAGGCAGGATCTCATTCTCTGTAAAGGTGGCTGCAGGCGTCAGCGTTGCAGTGCTGATCTGCTGGCTGCCGTTCAGGGGCAGCACCGGAGCAAAGCGATATTGCCCGCCGGTTGAAATGAACGACAGCAGGAAGAACGGTGCAGTTTCTGCGATCAGCTCGATGATGTTCACCGATTCAGCAATGATGCCGTTGAACTGCAAGCTGTAGTTATTGCAGAACGTCGCCAGCGATGGCATATTCGTGGTCAGGATTGGTCGAGATACATCAGGCGTTGTGCCAGCCGTCTGCCGCTTGAAGCTGGTGAACAGGTACATTGCCAGATCCACCAGCTGATTGCTGGCGCCTTGCGTGCTGCCTGCTGCATCCACGCTGTAGAGCGCGACGCGGACGCCTTGCTCGTAGTAAATCGAGATCTGCCGCGTGGTGGTGGGATACGATCCCTCAGCCGGTGGATCGTAGATATCGCCAACAATCTTCAGGAAGGTGATGTCTGCATAGGATGAGTTATCAGCGGTTGGCGTGCTTGCGGGGTTGGCGTACTTGCTGACAACATATTCGTAGCGAACACCTGTCAAAGTTCCAGTGGTTGGCGGATCGCTTGGATCATATTGATTGTCAATTGACGCAAAAGTCCAAGTAAATGTAGTGCTGCCACTGGCGCCCAAGCTGGCCCAAAATGCTGCAAGAGGCGGCGCCAATCCGAGTGCCACCGCATCCTGCACAACGCCAATACCACCGCATGGTGTTGCGGATCCCGAAACAGCAGTGTTAAAGGCGAACTCTGTTGTCGTTGGCAGCCCAATCGCGGCAAAGTAAGCAACGGTGATATCGTTGCCAGTCAGGTTGTCAAATACTTCGACAGTGCCAAGGATTGCAGTGTTAGTCGTGTCGCCACTGCCAGTCGCAACGCTTCTGAAGCCCCAGTAGGAGCTGGCAAGATACTCTTGCCGCTGTGTGTATGTGCCGGCAGACGCAGGAAAGGTGCCCTCAATGTATGAATAGGTTTCATTGCCGCAATACATCCCTGCGCCAAGAATCGGGCACGTGCCAGGCGATCCTGCAAGCGTGGCGGCGCTGTTGTAGATATTGCTGATCGTGATCGTCTGATCGTCAAGAAAGGCCATGCAGCGCAGGCCAACCCATGTGCGGTGCTTGACGGGGCTGCTGACAATCTCACCCTGACTGACAGGGAATAGGAAGCTGCCTTTGAAGAAATAGGATCCTGCCTTGACTAGGGCTGGCTGAATCCAAACGCCGCCGCTATTGCTGACGCGCTTGCCAAACAGGATCGGTACAGTCTCGCCGGCGACTGCGATCCTTTGCTCTGCACCAAGATCAGCCGCAGGCGTCTTCCGGTTACCAGGCGAGCGATCCTTATTTGTGCTGGATTGATTGGGCGCAGCCTTTGGTGCAGGGAATCCGCACGTCTCTTGTGTCCTGTTAACGATTGGCGTTGACTGATTTAGTCTTTCTTGGATCTTTGCTGGATCAAGCAGATCATTCAGCCACTTATTAGCGAGAGATAAATCTTGCATCACTCGCACTCCTTGCAACGGCTCAACACTGCAGCCAGCGCCATAGGCGGCAGCACAGCAACGCATTCATCAATGCACTCAACACCTTCTAGTTCGCTGCCATCAGCAGCCAAATAGATGCGGCGATCATCCTCAACCGCCAAGGTGACACCTTCATGACTGGAACCGTCAGCGCATTGCACCTTGAGTTTCACTGCTGCAATGATCTTGCTCATCGCCCTGTAAACCTCCCGATCAGATCAGATGCCACCTTGCGGGTCGGCACTTGTGGCTTTGTCTTATCGATCATTGGACTGATTGTCCACGAGACGGAAGACTCACCGATTCGTGCGCCATCAATACCTCCAATGTAACGGCTGATCAGTTGGGCGCTACTAGGATCAACCGCATCCATGCCTGCATCCTGGAGATAAAGCGATGCGATCACTAGGCGATTGGTGCCAATAGCAGTATCGGTCAGATCAACCACGTCACCAGTGGCTGCGATCTCAACCGATAAATTTCCAATGCTGTTGGCGGCACGCAAGGCGAAGCCAGACGCGGTGAATGGGATGTAGAAAAAATCACCCTGCACATCGCTATCGATCAGCGACATATCCTGCGGCACTTGATAAAAGTTCTGCCAGCGACGTGTCGGTGTGCGCTTGCTGCCGCTATAGATGCTGTTGCGATCAGCGTAATACTCAAGGAAACAGAGCAGATCGTACTGTGCCATTACGCCAGCCCCAATGAACGCCGCACTCTGCTATCACCTGCAAGCAGACTCAGCGTTTGATTGACGCCAGCTTGGACAGCAGAGCTTAGATCTTGCGTGGTGACATAGTTGGCGCCGTTCATTTGCATGACTGGGCCAGTCTGGATACTGACGCTGGCACTGGTGGGCACCACCATGCCGCCCTCGGCAAACCGCGGGATAGCAGCAGGACCGCGTACACCAGCCATCCAGTTAGCGGCAAATGCACCAGCCTTGGATTGGGGCACGATGTACTCTGGCTCGCCGCCTTCACCAACCATGGCCAGGGTCGGGCCACTAACCACGCCACCCTCAGCGAAGCGTGGAATTGAAGGCATCGGCAATTGCGGGATCTGTGGCAATCGCAGCCTGGCCAGCGCAGAGTTGGCGCCACGAATCACGCCATTGATCGCGTTCACAACGCTGCCAATAGCGCTGCCGATGCCGTTGAGAATCTGATTGACGATGCCACGCACAGAGTTAAACGCAGCTTGAAATGGTGCCGTGATCGCCTGCGTAACGGCCTTGAACGTGTTGGCAATGCTCTGAACCAACTGGGTGATTGCTTGGCTAAGCGGCTGCACAAAGCTCACGTTCACAAACTGCACAACAGCCTGGAATCCTTTAACGACCGGATCGATAAACACCGTCTTGAAGCCCTGCGCTGCCTGCTGCAGCACCGCGCCAATCGCCTTGAACGCCTGGCCGATCTGATCGCGGAATGCGTAGATCGCCACGCCAGCAGCAACAGCAAGCGCCACCCAGCCTGCAGGGCCGCTGAATACGGCGATCAGGATCTGGCCCAACGTGCCAAGGCCGGCCACTAGCGGGCCAATGGCGCCGGCCCATCCGGCGATCAAAGCCGGAATGCCAACTAATGCCGCACCGATGCCGGTGAGCAACGGGCCAAGCGCGGTAAAGATTGTGACGATGGACGCCAAGGCCGGGCCAAATACAACCAAGACAGCGGTCAGAGCGCCGATACCAGCCACAAGGTTTTGCACCGGTTGCGGTAGACCAGAGAACCATTGCGCCCAGCCGGCAATAGCCTGCGCTACCTGCGTCAGATAGGGCAGCAGTGCTGTGATCGCTTCATTGAATGGCCCGGCAATAGATCGCGCGATGCCATTCAACGCATCATTGAACTTATCCGCAGCCTGCGCCATCTCGGTATCGATGGTCGCTGAGTATTGGCTGAGAGCATCACGGCCGCCATTCAGCATCGGGATCAGGTTCATACCCGACTTGCCGAATAGCTCCATCGCTAGCGCAGTCTTCTGCGCACCGTCTGGCATCTTGGCGAACTTATCCGCCAGGTCCAGCATGATCGCGTCGACGCCGCGAATCTTGCCCTGAGCATCCGTTGAGCTGATGCCAATCGCCTTCAGGGCTTCATTGGTTTTGGATGCGGGGTCAACAATCCCCTTCGATAGCCGCCCCATCGCCTTGGCGACTTCATCAATGCTGCTACCTGAATCCGCTGCTGCTGCGCCAAACTTGCTCAGGATCGGCACCGCAACGCCTGTGCGCTGGCTGAGATCGTTGAGGTTATCGGCTGCATCAATGGCACGCTTGCCCATTGCTGTCAGGCCAGCAATACCAGCAGCTGGCACCAACGCACCAAGCGCACCGCCGATGCCAGCAGTAGCACCTTTCAGCCGGCCAAATGTACCGGATAGCCCTGCCGCTTCCTTATTGGTTTTGCCAAGCGCACGATCCAAATTCTCGATCTGGGCCAGACCGTCAACCTTTGCCCTGATCGTCAGAGCTGTTGTCATGTCCAGCGCCATGCTCAGCCCTTGCGCTTGTTGATCGCTCCCACCACTGTAGCCTCAATGATCTGCAAGTCACTGAGCACCTCAGCCGGATCAGCGATCTGCAGTAGATCAAACACCCAACGCACGGCGCTGTAGTCAAGGCCGATCAACGTACCTGAATCGGTACGCCATTGCGTCTGCACCTTGAGGAACACACGCACTGCAGCCCATGCGTCAGGCTCCACCTCGTAATTGACGGCCGCCTTGCTCGGTGGTGGCTCGATGCCGAAGATGGCCGCATCCTTTGCGGTCTCATCGATCTCCATCCCACCAAGCCAGTGCTCAGCGGCCCCTATTAGTTTTTTCGCTTTTGCTCCACCAGCGATTCGAAGTATGCAGCCACCAGTGAGCCAGCCATCATCGGCACATCCAACAGCTGCGCCTTCACGGCATTGCTGAAGGGCACGGGCTCACCATCGCCGTCGACGATGCCATCCCATCCCACGAGGATCTCAGCTGCAATGCTCTGATCGCTGATGCCCTCGCCGGAATCTTCACCGCGTTCAGCAGCGTTGACCCGCAGCTGCACCTCACGCTGGATTTCATTGATGCGGCTCTGGGGTAGCCGCTTAAACTCAGCATCAAAGGTCTGCCGCTCCCGCTTGCCACCATTGGCCGGGAGCTTAATGCTCACCGGCCAGGTGTAGGAGTCCGACTGCTTAAGGACAAAAGCCACGCGGATCAGGTAAACACAATCTCCATCTCATCATTGCCCGAATCGGTCGGGGTGGCAATGTATGGCAGGGTCAGCATCTGGATCCCATCCTCATCGCTGTAGGACGGATTGCCGAGATCGATCTGATCAGCGGTAAATGTGACGATGTTGCCGGGTGCCTGACCGTGCTGAAACGTCAGGTTGCCGGTGCTGTTGCCAGTGGCATCGTTGAAGAAGTTGTGAGCGCTGACCGATACGGCCTCAATCATTACCTCACCAGCGGGGGCCCGGTTAGTGATGATCACTTCCTTGGTGCAGCCCACCAGCTCGCGGTAGACCAGCTCATTGGCTAGTTCCATCGTGAAGCTCTGCAGGCAGCCGGCATAGCTGAACACCTCGAAGCCCGTGGTATTGCCCTGCTTGAACACCACCGGATCAGCCTGATTGGCGTAGGTGGGGGCGCTGATGGCCGATGCGGTCGGCGCGTTATAGATGCCGGTGAACTCAAACGCAATCGTGGGGATCTCACCCACGGTGCAGTTCAGCGAGAACGTGCCACGGCAGCCGGTTGCCTTGTGCAGCACGCCGTCGTTGTTGAAGTAGATCGTGACCGAGCCGGGCGCCGTATTGCTGTTGGGCGTGTAGGTAACGCTCGTGCTGGCCGATACGGTCTCAGTAAACGAGCACGCTTTCAGCAGCGGGCCATAGGCGGGTGCAGTGCCGGCGGTGCCAGAACCTGCCAGCTCCACCTCGAAGTTGACCAGCACGCGGGTCTGCGCCAGCAACTGCTCAGATTGGCCGAGGTAAGGCCGAATCAGCTCACGGCTAACGGTCTCAGCCTCAAGCGGCGTTACCTCAATATTGCGCACCAGGATGGCGTTGGACCCAACAAGAGGCGTAGGGTCAACGCCGTAAGTGGTTTCGATTTCGGCCAGCAGCAGCTGGCGGCGGGAAAGCAGCGGCATGGCTTGGCCGGATGGAATCTTTCATCCCATCGTAGCCGGGTCAGCTGATAGTTAAATTGGTGACAGAGGTGCGATAACGCACGAGATATTCACAGCCAATCACGCCAGCAGGCTGATCCGCTTCGATCATGTCGAAACTGACTGATTGAGGCTGCACATCGATGGCATAACCGCCCAGCGTGAGATCCGCCATGATCTTGCTGTGCAGGCTTTCGATGATCGGATCAGCGGTCTGATCCGGCACGGTGCCGCGCACGATCACCGCGATCCGTACCGTCAGGCTCCAATCCAGCGTGGGCAGGCTGGTGTTTTGCTGCGCCGTATCGGATACGGGCTCGATCACGATGGCCGGGCTTTCGCCGCGGCTCAGCGGTTCCACCCTGCTGCGGTAGATCCGCGTGCTCACGCCCGTGGTGCCAGTGAGCGCAGTGCGGATCGCGGTCAGTACCTGTTCGCGTTTGGTGGTCATCGTTAGGCGGAGGCGACTTGCACCACTGTGCAGATGATGCCAGGAATAGCGGGATGTGCCGGGCTGGCTTCTGCAGCCTCAGCGTGGATATAGGCGGCGACGTTAGTCGTCATCCACATCAGCTCGATGTAGTCGTTTGCTGCCAAGCCCAGAACGAAGTTGACCGTGCCGATCACGTTGCCAGCAATGCCGCCATGGCTTGAGATGATGCTGAAGCGGCTGTCGCTGTCAGGCACATTACCGGCAGCGCCGGCATTGTTCTTGCGTAGCCACACGTTGATGTCGTGGATCGAGCTGTCGGTATTGCTGAACTGAATCGAGAAGGTGAAGCTGTAAATGCCTGGATAATCGACCGTGATGCGGCCATCAGAGATGACCCTGATCCCGCGGCTTGCCGTGTCAACCTGCCGCAGCTTGATCGAATATGCCGTGTTGATCGCAGCTGCAACCTGTGAGGTGCTATCCCAGAAAGATCCCCAGTAACCAGGGCAGCCGTGATACGGCAGACTCACCCATGGTGATCTGCCATTGCCGATCTTCAGGTTCTGTGTGTCGCTCTCAAGGCCGAACTCGCCTGCCGTCAGCACAGGATTCAGCGCTGTCCACTGGCTGCGTGTGTTGACCTTGATAGGACCGCTCATGTCTTTTGCAATCCGAGTTGCACAAACTTTCCGTCATCCATCAGCATGGCCTCTCTGACGGTATAAGCAGCCCCATCCACAGTGATCGAATCGCCGCGGATGAGACTGCCGAAATTTGAGGTTCTGGCCGTCAGCGTGTAGTCGGTGCTGAGCACCATCCCATCGCTAACGATCTGGCTTGGCATGTCCAGGATTCCCTTCGCAGTAACGGCGCCAGCAGTGCAGCTGACGCCGAAGTCTGCGAGGAACACATCCAGATCCTCAGTGAATGCCATGCTCAGCTGTACTTCTTGGAGCCGAGAGCCTGAACCGATACGGCGCCGGTGCCGGTGCCGCCGGAGACAGTGAAGAGTACGCGAACGTAACGACGGAGATCGTTGCTGTTCAGGTAGATCTTCTCGCGGAATGCGGTGTTAGCAGCAGCAGCAGTGAAGCCGCCACCGGTCACATCTGCGAAATCGCCGGAAGTGGTGGTGTTGCTGTGCTGGATCTTGGCGGTCAGGGTGACGCCAGAACCGGCGGCAGCTGCGTCAATGATGAAGGCAACATCGCCTTCGTAATCGATCAGGTCAACGTTGGCGGGGGTGCCAGCGCCGGTCGATGCGACCACTGCATTGTTGTGAACTTCGAGCAGATCCGTTTTGGATCCGAGGTTATGGATGGTCATGGTTTCGCCCTCCGTCGAGGGGATGATGGTTTGCGGGGCGGCTGAGCAATAGTCTCAACCACATCGGCCACCTGGGCGGCGGCCTCGATTGCTTTGCCGATGCCGATCAATAGCTTGGCGTCGGAAGGGGATGCCTCAATGACATCCCCAACACGAACCACCCGGCCCGCCAGCATCGTTTGCCGTAGGACCTGGATCAACATCAGAGGGTGTCAGCGCCGCGGCTGAAGGACTCAGGATGGCGGACGGCGATGTCCACGTCCTGCATAGCAACCACGCGGACGGTGCCGGAGGTGCTGTTGCTGTAGGGGTCAACCATGATGTCGAGGCCGCTGAAGTAACCGATGATCAGGTCGGCAAAGTTGCCGAACCACAGATCGCCGGCTGCCACTTGATTGGACAGCACGCCGCGGTAACCGTTGACCTCGTTGCCCTCCATGACGAACATGCCGGAACCGGCGTCCTTCTTGGTGGTCTTAAGGCCGCCGCGCATGGCAGCGTTCATCAGGTAGACAGGGCTTCCGAGAAGTGCGTTGGCGGTTGCCACGTCGCTCTCGAGTGCCACCACTTCCTCGAATGTGGGGGCAGCAGCTGCGAAGTTCTCGGTGCCGATGCCAGTGGTGAACTTGAGGCCCAGGGGCTCGCTGTTGGAGCCGGTGCCATACAGGCCAGCCAGGTCGATCTTGAGCGCCAGCACGCTGGCAAGATCAGTGCGAACCATGTTCTCCACGTCGATGGAGGACTGGATCATCAGACGGCGACTGTAGTCGGTGTAAGCAGCCACGGTCTTGGGGGTCAGGCT